ATCGTGGACAGCCTGACCTTTGAAGGCGTGGACATGGAGGACGGCCTGGGCAACATTCTACCCGAACACGCTAAGGCCACAGTAAGGTACACGGACTTGATTCGTAAGCTGCGTAAAGAGCTACGTGCTGAAGAAGCCCATCGAGCCGACATTCTTCAAAAGTTTGGTGTACTTAGAGAACAGATCGACATCAATAAAAGCGTGGTGACCCGCGACGACACAGCTTGGGTTGAAGCCGTTGCCGGAAGTATCAATGAAGGAAGTTCCGATGCCAGAGCCGACCTCAGTAAGCTCGTCGCCAGCCAACTTGAACGACTGGCTCGCCAACCTTAGTCGTGAAGAGCTGGGTCATCTACGTTCGCTGATTATTACTGAACCTGACCCGCTGGAGTGGGACTTCCAGCCCGCAGACCCTGTCGAGTTCATTGAGTCCCCCTACTACTGCAACCTCAAGCGCCAGTGTGCTCAGTGCATCAAGGATGACTTCCGCAAGACCTTCGTAGGTCCGCCTCTGGAGTGGGAGACTGGAACCGTCATCCTCGATGGCGCCATTGGCTGTGGTAAGTCCTACGAGCTGTCGTTGATGATGGCGTACATTGCGCATTGCCTATTGTGCCTGCACAATCCCTCCGACTTCTTCCTCAGCCGAGGCCATCAGATTTCAGCAGGCTCCAAGCTCACCATCGTAAATACCTCGCTCAACAAAACCAACGCCCGCAAGGTCGTGTTCAACAACGTCAGTGAGAAGATTATCAACAACCGTTGGTTCATGACCCACTACCCGCCTGACGACCGGATAAAGACTGAGCTGATCTTTGACCCCAGTCCCGAATCCAACAAGGCTCGTTTAAGGGCTATTGAAGAAGGCAGAATCTTCAAAAACGTCTGCATCTTTCCCGGGTCAAGCTCTGCAGCCTCCGTCGTTGGTTACGACGTGTTCTGCGGCGTGCTTGATGAGGCCACGCTGTTCCAAGATGAACACGGAGAGAACAAGGCTGACTCTGTGTTTCAGGCGCTCAACCAGCGCATCATCTCCCGGTTTGGCTCCATGGGCATGAGGATCGCAGCCGGGTCGCCCATGTACACCGAGGACTTCCTGGAGCGAAAGATCAGGGAGGCTGAGATCAAGCCTGACGTTCGACCTCAGACCGTTGCTGAGCGGGTTGGGCACAAGATCTACGCTATTCGCCGTACTTCTTGGGACAGGAAACATCCTGATTGGTTCAAGCTTGGGCTTCCAGTTTTCCATGTACATAAGGAAACCCTGGAGATTGTCGAATCCCCCGATACCTACGAGCCTGAAGATGACAGGTGGGTCATGGTCCCCAAGCTCCCCGCGTACCTTGCGGCCTTCAAGGAGAACCCTGATGGTGCCATGCGCAACCTGGCGGCCATCGCCCTTGCAGCTCTAGCCAGGTTCTTCGAGGACCCACTGCTCATTGAGCGCAACGTCAATGTGAAACGCATACATCCAGTCAAGCGAGATGGGTCCCTGAGAGAAACCTTCAAGCCCATCAACCCCGATGTTAAGCGCAACATTCATATCGACATGGCTATGGGTGGTAGGCAAACCAAGCGATTGGATACCGTGGACATTTCAGCCCAGAAGTCCCAGAAACATGATGCCCTAGGTATCGCCATGGGCCACATCAGCGGTAAGGATGTGGACGGAGAAGACGTTTTTTACATCGACTTCATGCACAAGATCATGGGCCAGATTGAGCGCAGGACGCCTCGCGGTAAGATCATTCGTAGCGCTATTCGCGGTCGAGAGATCATTGAATGGTGTAAGACCATGCGGGCCCTAGGTTTTGACATTGGGCTCGTGACCACTGACGGTTTTCAGTCTGAGCATCTGCTACAGGGCCTTCAGGATGCGGGGTTCAACGTAGGTAGCTTGTCGGTGGACATCAAGCCAGGACCTTACAACGACTTCAAAGAAGCTATATTGGATAATCGGGTAGACTACTACTACCATCCAGTTTTCATCAAGGAGTGCAAGAGCTTGGAAAGAATCGCTGGTAAGAAAATCGACCACGCTCCGGGTAGTTCGAAAGATCTAGCAGACGCCGTGTGCGGTGTTTGTTACTCGTTGGCTCTCAATCCCCAAACAGGACCAGCTAAGGTCAGCGCCCAGATGTACTGAGCTACTATGAGTGTAACGACTTGAGTAGCCCTGACTATAAATCATTTATATCCCTGAAGTGGTTTCATGACAGTCAACCTGTACGGAACGCGAATAGTCGAGCCTGATGACGAAACGATACGCCAGCTCGTAGAGCTGAAGCACTCCCGCGACTGGGGTGACGAGCTAGATGAGCTAGAAAGACTTCAGGCTTTCACTTATGCTCAAATCCCTAGGAAGTACTGGGGCTTGAGCACCAAGCTCATCCAGGACCGTAAGGTCGTAGGCAAGCTCAACAAGTACATCCTGAAGATTGAGAAGTTCGTAGGGGAGCAACACCTGGGGTTGCTGTTCCACGGAGACCCCGGGGTAGGTAAGACCTTCTTAGCTGCCCACGTAAGCATGCGAGCTATTGAGGCCGGGTTGTCCGTTTTCTTCTATGATTACCAAGACTTCCGCACTGATGTACTGACAAACGCCAAAGACGAGAAACGGCAGGCGAGAATCAAGGCTCTTGTTGACCAAGCAGACGTCTTGGTGCTCAACGACTTCAACTTTGTGAAGACCACCCCCAAGGAACGAACTGTGCTCCAAAGCAGGATGTATGGCATCTGCAGACAACGGCAAGACGTGGGCGCCATGATTGTTGTTCACCGAGGACCTGGTAAGCAAGGCCCTCTGGATGAGGACACCATGGCTGTACTCAAGGAGTTTGTGTACCCGATGAACATCAAAGGCACTGACCTTAGAGACGGGCAAGCCCAACAGAAGTTCGATTCTGTACTAGGGTAGTAGTATATGGCTAGCAGACCACTTGGTTATGACGAGTTACTCATTGGTGCGGCGCTCAAAAACGCTGGGGTCCAGGGGTACTTAGAGGGAGCTAAGCTCCCGATTGAGGCCTTTGAAAAGCCTTTAACTAGACTGGTGTGGCATACCATAGGCAGGTACTATCAGAAGCACGAGGGGCTACCTGACGCCGATGTCCTAACCGATCTCTTTCAAACGTCAAGGCATAGGAAGAAAACCCAAGCTGCCGCGCTTATCAGACGTGTAGCTCGTAAGACCCAAGATGTTGAATTCGAGGATGAGTCCAAGGTCGCTCACTATGTTGAGCGCCTGAAGGACAAGCATGAGGACGCGCAGTTCAAGCGTGATCTGAAGACTGCTATCGACATCAGGAAACGCAGGGGTCTGCAGGATGCCAAGGAATTCCTGTCCTCAGCGTGTGAGCCTCAGATTGAAGAAGATGACGAGATTCAGACCATTGACCTCGTAGAAGATCAGCCTAGGCTCAAGCAGAGCATCCTGCGTAAACGAGACCATCCTGAAGAGATCGAGCTGTACCCTCTAGGTATTGAGCCTTTCGACGCTGTGCTCCATGGGGGCATGGCTCCCCAGGAATTGTTGCTGTTGTGTGGTGTGCCCGCAGGTGGTAAGTCCATTGGTCTCCAGGACATCTCAATCTCAGCGGCTCTCAACAAGGCCCATGAGAGGGGCCAGAAGACGCATCTGTTCACTATTGAGATGAGTGTTGAGCAAACGTCCTTCCGTGACTACACACGGCTGTCTGGGGTGCCTACGAGCAGATTCCGTAACCCCGAGTTCATCACAGACGCTGAGATTGCCCGATGGGACAAGGCAACCGCGGACTTAGCTGCTGTACCCGGGGCTCAGGTGAAAGTCACCGGCATCCCTGAGCACGCTAGTACAGGCGTTATGCGCGCCTACCTCAACAAGCTCAGGCGATTGGACGGTTGGGACCCAGACCTCATCCTCGTAGACTACGCGGGCATCATGCGCCCGTCTAACAAGGCGTACCAATACCAATCAGAATCCGACTGGAAGTTCATTTCTCAAAACGTCAAAGACCTCAAGGATTGGGCCAAGTCCTCAAGAAGCCCCGTTGTTTCAGCCGTTCAGCTTCGTGCCCAAGCCGAGGGCAAGACCATTCTGACTTATGATGATATTGCAGAGTCCAAAGTAGGTATTGCCAAGCATGCAGACGTCATCCTCGCTATCATTCCTATGTCAAGGGAAGAAGCCGAGGCCGTGGAACTTATGCGTTGGCAATGGCTAAAGGCTCGTGAGGGTGCTGTGAATGAGCACGGGCAACGCGTTGTGTTCAGTGACCTCAGGCCGGACTTCAAGAACATCAGAATTCACTACAGGCTGGATGAAACGTGAACAAGGACTTCTTACAGCTTATCAAGGGGTGCATGAAGTGTACGCTGTGCGCTCAGTGCTCAGGGCCGGTGCCTCCTGTGACTGTAGATAGTCCTGTGATGATCATTGGGAGAAACCCTGGAGAGCAAGAGGACAAAGGTTGTGGGCCATTTGCAGACCCAGCCGGTAAGTTGTTCGACCAGTTTCTGTCTTGGGCAGGGCTTGACTGTAGCCAATGTTACGCCACCAACCTCGTTAAGTGCTGGACTCGAATCCCATTCCCCAACCGAGCACCTGAGCGCCATGAGATCAAAGCGTGCAGCCCGTGGTTACAGCAAGAGGTTGGGGAACTAAAGCCCAAGTTGGTGTTGGCCGTTGGTACTGAAGTCCTGGGTCTATTTCGCTCAGGGGCTAAACCGGGTCGTTACCACGGGAAAGCATTGGTGGTACGTCGAGAACCGTGGGCTACACTGTTGGCTTCAACAACTGTGTTTGGTACTTACCACCCTTTGTACATCCTTAGGAACAGTACAGAGATGATGTCCGTGTATGAGGATGATGCTCAGGAACTGAGGAAGATTGTCGAGGAGTTAGAGCTATGAAGTTCAGAGTTATTTGCGTTGATCCCCCTTATTCCTTCTCTGATAAGCTCAAAATGGACGATGTCAAAAGAGGAGCCG